AATGGACAGCTCGATGGCAGGACTGCACCGTTAAATCTCTCCGTGGATTTTTTCTGGAAGATGAATATTTTAAACTTCAAAATAGAATTAAAGAACTAGCTGAAAAACAATTCGACAAAAATTATGAAACAAGTAACACTTAAAGTAAAGAACTGCAGTGCCAACCAATGGCAAACCCTGCTCCTTGAGCTGTATGGCGTCAAGCAAAACTGGAAGCGCTACGGCCCGCAAATAAAGCTGCAAGCCGCAAGCATCGAGCGTATTATCAGGACCGGGACAAGCAACAAGCCGCAAGCCACAAGCTTCAAGCGGCGACCAGGTAGAACTTGGTCTTAATTTGGCCATAGTTGTGATATAAGAATTTTGGGACCGTATATTTATATGCGGTCCCGTAGAAAGGAATAATGTTAAAGAAAGAAGCGAAAGAAATAACTGGCGGTTTAAGTAAACCGTCTAAGATGCCCGGCCCGGCGTACAACCTGCCAGCTGCAAGCTGCCAGACTGGCGCGAAGCTGGCTAAGATCCCCGGCACGATATGCCATGGACGCTATGCTTTAAAAGGCCGCTATCGATTCACCAACGTGCGACTGGCGCTAGCTCGCAGGTTAGAAGCCCTGAGTCACCCGCAATGGGTCCAGGCTATGACCATATTAATTAAAGGCGAAAAATTTTTTAGATGGCACGATTCCGGCGACCTTCAGAGCGTGCACCATCTCAAACAAATATTCAAAGTATGCGACGCGACGCCAGAGACTAGTCACTGGCTGCCTACACGAGAAGCTCGATACTTGCCTCTTAATCATGACAGCATTCCAAAGAATTTAACAATCCGTATGTCCTCGCATAAGGTAAACCAGGGCCCGTTGAAGAGCTGGCCCTGGACAAGCTGTGTAGTTAACACCGGATATCACACCTGCCCCGCTCCATATCAAGGCAATGAGTGTCGAAACTGTAGACAATGCTGGGACAGAGACATCCCGAACGTGAGCTATGGTAAGCACTAGCCCCGAATACCAGATTCCCGTCCCAAGCCGCAAGCCTCAAGCCGCAAGCTTCAAGTCTCAAGCGTGCGAATGATAGATTCAAGCCCCAAGCTACAAGCCTCAAGCTTAAAGCCACAAGCTACAAGCTGCTTGATTTGTGATCCTTCAAAAAGTTTTAGGTCGCTCTGGACAAGCGACTTTACTAAGATGTAAGTGTTCTTTGGATGGCGAACATGGAAGGCAATTTGATGCGGAGAAAATCGAACTTTGTTACTTCGTGTAACCTTCAGCTCAACAGTAAAAAACTTTCCAGAACTATTATATCCCAACACATCAGGCGTACCTAATGAGCTAGTATTTTCAATCCTTGTCCATTTAATTTGAGGTGTCTTTCGTTTTAATTCTTGCCACAATTTTTTCTCTGGTCCCATTTATTTTTTAAGGTAACCTATGTATTATATAATGAGCTTCGGTTTTCCCATTGGAGCTACTTCAGCGTGAGTAGAAATAACAATTCGATGAGTCTCACGTGAACCAATAATTTTATTTAAAACAAGATCCACACCCATGACATCATAATGTCTTCCATCCGGTGTACGAACTTGTACTCGCGCATCTTGCGCAACTCCACTTCCTTTCTTTGGACCAACGAATCGGTCAAAGATCATAATTAAATCTCTACCTCTTAACATTATTCTCTATTTTTTTAATTCTATTAATATAATCCTCAACTTGTTGAGCTAGTTTTTTATTATCCTCTTCCAACTCGGTCATCCGTGTACGCAAAACTCCGTTCAACTTTTGATGGGATTCATTTACTTCTAATGCATTAGCCAAAGCAGTCTCTTTCTCTCGTGACTCTTCCATCATTCTTTCCACCTTTTTATGCAGTATTTCGTTCCTTTGTGTCCACACTTCTATGTCTTTATCCATCTTGACTTTTTACAACTGTTACCTTAAATTGTCAAGTATGGGAGTTCCTAAAAGATTAACTGGAATGCAACGTAAATTCGCAGAACTTATAGTATTGTATGAAGGGCGTAAATTTGATTATGAATGCGCTATTGAAGCAGGGTATAGTGAAAACCGATCCAGACAAGAGGCCTCTGAACTTCAAAATCCAGAGCAATCTCCACTAGTGGTCAAATACATTGGTGATCTTCGAGAAGAACAACGTAATCGATTCAAAGTGAATTATGGCAGACATGTGACGGAACTTGCTCGTATTAGAGATCAAGCACTTAAACATAGATCTTTCTCAGCTGCAGCCAACGCTGAACACATGCGTGGTAAAGCCGGTGGTTTATATGTAGAACAAAAACATATTCTACATGGTAAACTAGATGATGATAAAAATGAGGAAGAGATGAATAAAGAAATCGCTGATCTTTTAAAGAGCAATCGTAAAATTATTAATATCACTCCGGAAGAGGTTATAGATGTTGAAAGTACAACTGAAGACAAAGAACCACGACCAGTGCTGTCAATACGCAAACCACAATCCGATCAGGGTTCCACATCCTAACTATCTTTTCTTCTTTTTATTTTTTTTATTTTTATTCTTTTTGCCTTTTTTCTTATTCAACTTTTTAAGATAGTTCTTATCTTTTTTCTTAGTCTTTTTCTTAGTCATGTTTCCTCCTTTATTTACTGTAGCTTAATCATCTTCTTAATGCAAGCTCTAGGAATCATCGTTCGATCTCCATACGTATACGAACCATCCTCCTCTTTATCATAAGACGCAAAAACTTTTACAAACATTTTATCTTTAGAGAATAACCACCCTTCGTTAACAGGTGAAGCTATCTTCATTTTAGTAAACTGCTTTTCATCTGCCCAACCTGAGTCCGACATGATGTCAATCCACTCAATCCGATACTTTGAATACGGGATGTCGTTTGACTGTGTCGCGTTTACGAGTTTTCTTCTTCGTGGTTTTTTTCTCGCCATAGTAGTAGTCAGGGTTGTGTACCTTGTTAAACTCGTCCATCCATTCTGAAGATGCTTGCAGTTTAACAAGGGCCTTGCCATTATATATTTTATTTCTCCCTACCATACAGTACCCCTATAGAACCTTCCAGACTTTTTCTAGTATTTTCGAATCCAAAGTTTCCCCGTGGCCCCTATTCAAGTATATAATGTAGGATATTATTAGATCACACCCACGTGATATAAGATATTTAAATAAGTGTTGGTACATCTATCTAATATAAGATCACGAACATCACGTAAAATAAAAAATCAATTTCGCATGTCATCCAATATCTGGGAGCCTCTATAGGCGTGATCTACGTGATAATGGCGCCAATGCTAGCTTTTTGACTGTTTTAACATGTGATAACATGTGATATGGCATTATCCTACATGAAATCATCTACTAGTGGCGTTTTTACTCACTTTTAGAGTCGTCCATGATCGTTTGTAGGGTAATTATCTCGTTTTGCATGTTGGAAATGTCCTTTAATGTCGCAGATATCATTTTATACAGGCCATCTAGAACCTTGTCGCTTGCTGCTGGACCCACGTCAGCTTTCAAAAGCTGCTTGAGCCTTTTTTCTGACACATTTACGCCACGAATTCGCCACGATATAAATCGTTCAACTATCGTTTTCATACTACCTCCTTTCTTTTCACAATCTTTCCAGTATATTGTCCTTTTTCATTTCTATCCACCTTGTATTCTTTACGCCATGCTTCTCTTCCTTTAGCATAGGGAAATGTAATATTTCCATGTTCATCAACGTAAACAATTTCAATTTTTAATATTTTCTTAAGAGGATGACTGACCGTTCGATTAATACGGTTGCCACCCGTCTTGGTATTTTTTCGATCGTTCAATGTTTTTACATCTACATAACGTGTCTCTCCTGTCTTTTCATGCACAAAAATAGTATCAATAGGTCCACTCATTTTAGGAAAAACAAGATAGCCTAATTTTCTAAAATAGGCAGCAGCTATTAACTCGGCCCAGTCTCCTTTTTGCTTGGTTGTTTTTCCAATAGCAATTTGCGTTTCTTTATCTAACCCGTTGTTACCGGACATTTTTCTCCTTTTTAATTGAAATAGTCCACGGTGCATTCGCTGTTCTTAATCCTTCTTTGCTCGTGTCCCAATATCTTTTACAAAGATTACCCGTCCCTGCAATAAACTCATGTTGCATGTCGTGACTGGGATCATACGGTCTTTTAACTTTTTTTCCGTCTGATTTTGAATAATAATTTATAATATATTGCATACTACCTCCTTTCTTTTCTCCTAAAATAACAACGCCATAACCAGGATCG